GTCTCCCTTTCTCCCCCCGTCACGCGGCGCCCAGAGGGCTCTGGAGGTCGTCCGAATGGCCGAGTCGGCGGCTGAACGTCAGCGGAGATCGCGACGACACAAGGCTGGAGACCACTCGCTGTGCAAGCCGGAGCGCTGTAACGGTCACGCCGTCACAGCGTCACGTGACGGCGTGACGGGCAAGGGCCGCGAGGCCAAACTCGGTGTCGCCGGCCGCGGGCTGTGGGACGACCTTGCGGGCGACGGGCACTTGACCGCGGTGGAGGCGACGATCCTGCTGGAGGCGTGTCGCACGGTCGACGCGCTGGAGCGCCTGGACGGAATCCTGCGCGGGCGTGACCGGGTGTGGCTCCAGGTGGAGATGCCCGAGACCGGCGACGAACTGGTGCTCGTGGTGGACAAGGCGCTGACCGAGCGTCGTCAGCAGCAGATCACCCTCAAGTCACTTCTCGCGGAGTTCCGACAGGCCGCCTCACGGCGCGCTCCGGCAGAGAAGCCGCGCCCAGAGACGAGGGGTGGTGGTGGTCTTGCCGACCTCACCGCTCGAATCGAGGCCAGGCGCAACTCGACCGCGGGTTGAGGTCGCCCCGCCCTACGTGGACACGTTCGGCCCCGAGGCGTGCGACCTGATGGCTGCGGCCGGCAAGCCGTTGGACCCGTGGCAACGGGACGCGGTCACGCTGATGCTCGCCACCCGGGAGGACGGGCGCTACGCCTGCTTCGAGTACGTCGAGCTGGTCGCGCGCCAGAACGGCAAGGGTGGCTTGCTGGAGGCGCGGGCGCTGGCCGGTCTGCTCCTGCTCGGCGAAGAGCTGATCATGTGGTCGGCGCATGAGTACAAGACCGCGATGGAGGCGTTCCGCCGTGTGCGGTCGCTGATCTACGCACTGGGGGAACGGGTCGGCGAGAACGACAACCTGGTCGACGTCGACGGCGTGATCATCAAGATCAGCAACACGAACGGCGAGGAGTCGTTCGAGCGCACCGACACCAGTGCCCGGATCAAGTTCATCGCCCGTTCCAAGGGCTCCGGGCGAGGGTTCAGCGGCGACATCAACATCATCGACGAGGCGTTCGCCTACACAGACGAGCAGCACGAAGCGCTGATGCCGACGATGAACGCCCGCCCGAACGGGCAGATCATCTACACCTCGTCGCCGCCGCTCACCTCGACCACCGGAGAGGTTCTGTTCGCGCTTCGCGAGCGCGCCGAAAAGGGCGGAGACGACTCCCTCGGCTACCGCGACTGGGGTGCCGAGGGCAACCTCGACGAGCTCGACGAGATCGACCTGGACGACCGGGAACTGTGGGCGGCCACCAATCCTGCCCGGGGTCATCGGATCACCGAGGAGACCATCGCCCGCAACCGGCGGTCGATGTCCAAGCGCGGGTTCGCCAGGGAGATCCTGGGCATCTGGCCGGTCCGAGCGCAAGGCGGCGGACTGGTCGACCCGGCGGTGTGGGCAGACCTGGGGCCGAAGGACGGCGAGCGTCTCGCACTCGGCGACGATCTCGTGCTCGCGTTCGAAGTCGCGCACGACCGGTCATCGGCCAGCATTACGGCCTACTCGCCTGTGGGTGACGGCGTGGGACTGGTCGAGGTCGTCGACAAGCGACCCGGTACCGACTGGGTCGTTCAACGGCTGCTGCAACTGCGCGAGAAGTGGAACCCGGTCGCAGTCGGAGTGGATGGCAAAGGGCCGGCGCTGAGCTTGGTCCTCGACTGCGAGGCCGCCGGCATCAAGCGGCCGGAGGACCCGGACAACCCTGCGCGGGGTGACCTCATGGTTCTCAGGCTGGAGGAGATGGCCGCCGCGTGCGGGCAACTCCTGGACGCCATCACGCAGAAGACGATTCGCCACCTTGGCGACGACGACCTGACCGCGGCGGTGCTCAACGCCAAGACCCGCTCGGTCGGCGACCTCGAAGTGTGGGGCCGCCGCTACGCCGCAGTGGACATCTCGCCGCTGACGGGCATCACCGTCGCCCGACGCGTCTACCTGTCCCGCATGGACCTGATCACACGTAAACGCCCCAAGCGAGTCCCGATGGCCGCCTGGGCGTGAGGGGAGTGGGTGTGACCGCAGCGGTGGAGCGAGTCGACGAGATCACCAGGCAGGCGCAGGCCGCCGCGCCCGGCCGCGCGCTGCTGACCGCGCTGGCTGCCCTGTTGTACGTCGTGGGATGGGTTCCCGCGAAGGTGTGCCTGGCTGTGGTGTGGGCCGCCGTGGCGGTGAAGGTCGGTTGGCGCGACGCATGGGGCAAGACCCGCACGGACAACAACGAGTGACCGCGACAACACTGTTCGCGCGAGCCTGAGGAGGCTGACGTTTTGGGTCTCCTGGATCGCATCCTCGCTGCCCGGTCGCCTCGGCCCGAGGCGCAGCGGAAGAGTTGGTCGGAGCCGTCGTTCTGGGACTACGACCAACTGCGCTGGCCGTTCTTGTCGACGTATTCGATGACTCCCGACAAGGAGATGATCGAGTCCGACTTTGAGGGCTACATCGAGGGTGCCTACAAGTCCGACGGGATTGTCTTCGCGTTGATCCTGGCGCGGCAGATGGTGTTCGCCGAGGCTCGGTTCCTGTGGAGGGACCGTGTCAACGGCCGTCCGGGAGAGATGTACGGCAACGCCGAGCTTGCACTCCTGGAAGAGCCGTGGCCCGGCGGGACCACGGGGGAACTGCTGGCCCGCATGGAGGTCACGGCTTCGCTGGCGGGCAACTACTGGGGGACCGTCGCCGACGACAACGGCCGGTTCGGCAAGGCCGCCACCGGCCCAGGTCGGCGGATCGTCCACCTGCGACCCGACTGGGTCACGATCGTCGTCGGGTCGCATTCCGGTGACCCGAACGCCTTGGACGCCAAGCCGGTCGGCATTCTCTACGAGCCTCGCAGTTGGGCCGCGGCGGGGGTCAGGCCTCCGTCCGGGGACGCGACGTTGTTGTTGCCCGACGAGGTCATCCACTACTCGCCGATCCCCGACCCGGCGGCCCGGTGGCGAGGCATGTCGTGGCTGACCCCCATCCTGAAGGAGATCCAGGCCGACCGGGCGTCCACGGTGCACAAGGCGAAGTTCCTGGAGAACGGCGCCACACCGAACATGGTCGTCAAGTTCGACCCGGACATCTCACCCGAGGACTTCCAGACGTTCAAGGACAAGTTCGAGGCGCAGCACAAGGGCGCGGCGAACGCGTACAAGACGCTGTTCCTCGGCGGTGGCGCGGACATCACCGTTGTCGGCTCCGACTTCAAGCAGCTCGACTTCTCCGCCACCCAGGGCAAGGGCGAGTCCCGCATCGCCGCCGCGGCAGGCGTACCGCCGTCGTGGGTCGGCTTCAGCGAGGGCCTGTCCGGGTCGAGCCTGAACGCGGGCAACTTCAACTCCGCGCGCCGCAGGTTCGCCGACGGCACCATGCGTCCCCTGTGGCGGATGGCTGCGGCGAGTCTGAGGCAGGTCCTCACTCCGCCTCGCCCGAACTCGGAACTGTGGTTCGACACCAGGGACATCGCCTTCCTTCGGGAAGACCAGAAGGACGCGGCGGAGATCGAACGGCTCAAGGCCGCCACGATCCGCCAATACGTCGACTCGGGGTTCGCTCCGGACGCCGCGGTGCGGGCGGTGCGAGAGCAGGACGTCTCCCTGTTGATCGGCCAGCACTCCGGCCTCTACTCCGTGCAACTGCAGCCGCCCGGCTCCGCGCAGTCGGCCCTGCCTGGCAGGCCACCCACCGAAGACCCGAACGATGCCGGATGACCGGCCTGACGACACCTGGACGGGAGTCGCAATGAGCAGCACCAAGAACCTTGGCCGTGTCGAGGTGAAGGATGCGGACAAGGGGATGGTGTCCGCGGTCTTCTGCACCTTCGACGTCATCGACCACGACGGCGATGTGATCGCGCCCGGCGCCATTCCCGACGGCCTCGCGGTGCGGATCTCCGCCTACAACCACAAGTCGTGGGACGGCGCCATGCCGGTGGGCAAGGGCACCATCCGTGTCACCGACACCGAGGCGATCCTCGAGGGCCAGTTCTTCCTGGGCACCACAGCCGGGCGTGACACCTTCGAACTGGTCAAGCAGATGGGCGACCTCCAGGAGTGGTCGTGGGGCTTCGACGTCCTCGACGCCGAGCCTGCCACCGTGGACGGCCGCAACGTCCGCCGCATCAAGCGGACCGCCGTACACGAAGTGTCCCCCGTGCTTCTCGGAGCCGGTCTCCACACCCGAACCCTCGCCACCAAGTCCGCCGGCGCGCGGCAGCGGAAGAACGGAGCCGTGCCCGTGCACGACACCACCGTGGTGGACCGGCCGTGGGACGGCTACTCCACCGTCAAGAACCTCGCCGCCGACGCCCGCCCCTCGGAGCTGCGTTCGGTGCACGCCTGGGTCGACCCCGAAGGCGACCCGGAACTGAAGACCTCGTACGCGTTCGCGCACCACCACGGTGTGGGTGGCCCGGCGAACCTGCGTGCGTGCCTCATGGGCATCGCCGATCTCAACGGCGACCGTGGGGCGTCCCTCTCGGAGGCGGACCGGAAGGCCGCCTACGAGCACCTGGCCGCGCACGTACGCGACGCGGACAGGGAACCGCCGGAGCTTCGCGCCACCGGTGGCGAAATGAAGTTCAACGAAGAGCTGCTGGAGGGCCTCGCGAGACTCTCCCGGCTCATCGACGGCGCGTCACGAGTGGTCGCTCAACGCGCGGAAATGGGCAAACAGCTGTCGAAGGTGAACGCCGAGGTCCTGGGCTGGATCGTCGACGACCTGAAGCGGCTGGAGCCCGTGCTCACCACTCCCGCAGCGGGCACCGTGCCGGAAGAGGACATCACCGCGGTCCTCCTCGCGAGCATCGCCCGCGTCCAAGACCTTGAAGGGGTCGACGAGCGATGACCACGACCGACGACAGGATCGTCGAGTTCCCTGCGCTGAAGG